TGCTGAGTCAATCGGGCGTCAACGAATGCTGTATGCAGCACAGTTCAACGGTAATACTAAGCGAACTAAGTTATGGGATGAATTTGGCTATCCCGACTATGTTGACTTCGAACTACTTTACCGTGCGTATCGTCGTAACTCCGCAGCTTATTCTGGAGTCCACAAAACTCTCGACTCTTGCTGGGTAGATAGGCCAACGATTATCGATGGTGGAGACGAGCAAGAAGCGGATGAGACAAATCCGTGGGAGGCGGCGGTCACCAAGCTGATTAAAAAGCACTGGGCGAAGATTAAAGACGCTGATCGCCGTAACTTAGTAGGCCGATACTCTGCTTTGCTGCTGCAAATCAAAGATAACCGTGATTGGAGTCAGCCAGTAGACACCAGTGTGGTTAAAAGCCTAGGCGGTAAAGCACTGGTTAAATTGATACCAGCGTGGGAGTCGCAGATTAAGCCCGGTAATTTCGATACAGATAGCTGGTCAGAAACCTACGGACAGCCGGTTAACTTCAATTTCAATGAGCAGCCAGTTGGTGATGATGGTACTTACGGTGCTGTGCGGAGTATGGAGGTTCACCCTGACCGAGTAATTATTCTCGCTGAGGGGTCGGAAGATGAGAATATTCTCTCTGGTATCCCGCTAAATGAAGCGGGTTATAACGACCTGTTGGATATCGAGAAAACTAAGGGTGGTAGTGCCGAGGGCTTCCTGAAGAATGCTAGCCGTCAATTGGGTATCAGTTTCGACTCGAATACCGATATGCAAACCATCGCTGATATGGCTAAGCAGGCAGGTTACGCAGACTTAGGCGAGGCCATGAACGATAAGATGATGAAACTGAATCGGGGAACTGATGCTGCTCTCGTAACTCAATCTGGTACCACCTCAGTTCTATCCGTTGCTGCTTCTGACCCAACGCCGTCATGGACAGTCTCAGCGAACAGCTATGCATCAACAATTGGATGCCCGTTCAACATCTTATTCGGTAAGCAAACCGGAAACCTTGCATCGACTGAGGACAAAAAAGCGTGGGCAGCGCACTGTAACGAACGCCGTCAAGGTTTCATGTCTGACTTACTCGTCAATGTTATTACACGATTCTGGACGATTGGCCTAATCGAGCCGCCGACCAATGGTGAGGTAACTATTCAATGGTCAGACTTACTAGCTCCGGCTGATGCGGACAAGCTGGCAAACATGTCCACTATGGCTGATATCGCTCAGAAGACGCAGCAAGCTTATGGCACTCCGGCGGTTGAGGTGAATGAAGTCAGGGCAGCGGGTGAGCTTGAGCCGATAGCAGAGCCAAAGCCGAAAGAGGTTCCGAATGTTGACCCACTTACCGGACAATCGAATCCGAACACCGATAATACCCCGCAATAAGTCAGACCCGACCAAATCAGCCAAGTCAGTTAATCGGATGTTCAACGATATCGAGCATCGTTACTACCAGATTAAGGTGAGGCTGAAAGAGGAGTTAGACAGACGACTACAGGGTCGTGACTCAGCGGTGAATACGAAGTCATACGCTGTCCACGGTGCGACAATTTACCAAGTGAACGCCAGTAGTTATATCTACGATATGACTGCCACTCAGTTGGCTGACTTGCTGCAAGTTGTTCAAACGATACTCGATGACTATTTGCTGGAAGGTAATAGCGATAATCTCTGGGCGCTATCATACGTTGCTGATGAATATCAACGAGGCACTCAGGCGGCCTACACTAACCTTTCTGTGCAATCAGCTACCTACGCATCACAGACCACCTTATCTTCGCTCCTAGGCTCTCCTGCTTATCAGAATCAGATAGCGGCAGCCTATGTTAGCACGTACAGCGATTGGAAGGGTGTCAGTGATAAAGCTAGGGCTGATTTAGCCAATGTCATTGCCGATGCTATTGGACGAGGAATTAACCCTCGAGAAACTGCGGGTATCATCAGTAAGCGTCTTGATGTGAGCATGTCCAGCGCTAAGAATATCGCTCAGACAGAGCAGGTCGGGGCACTACGCGAGGCACAGTGGAACGAAACAAATTGGTCGCGAGATAGGTTGGGGCTGAATACTGCCTTACTCCATCTTTCCGCACTCAAGCCAACGTCCCGGTCTTGGCATGTGGCGAGGCATGGACATACCTACACGTCTGAAGAAGTCAGAGAGTGGTATTCACAGAACGGTAACCGTTACCGCTGTTACTGCTCTCAAATCCCCGTCATTCTCGATGAAATGGGCAATATCGTTAATCAAGGCATGGTCGAGCGCTTAGCTAAAGAGCGCGGACAATGGCTACAAGCGGCTTAATTTCTTCACAAAAGAGGACTCAGCATGTCACGCAACTGCGTAAACGTGTTGTCGGTCATTAACTCAGCTTCGAACATCTCAACCGAAACCATCAACGGACGCGATCACATTATCGTGCGCGGAATCACGCCTGTTGTTGATGACATTGTGATGAATCGCAAGCTCTATCCGGCAGCAGAAATAGCAAAGAGTTATAAAACGCTAGAGCGCAACCCAATGCCTCTAGGCCACCCTAAATTAGACGGCAAGCATATCTCAGCGCGAGACGTGCAAGCGGTTAATCAGTACCACGTCGGGGCGTGGCTACAGAACGTCAACCACTCAGGCGGTAAGGTTACTGGCGATATGTACGTTGACCGCCGATACGCCGAAGCCTCCGACAACGGTAAGCGACTCCTAGCGCGTCTTGATGATATGGCGGCAGGTAATAACTCCGAGCCGATTCACATCTCTACAGGGCTTACTTACTCAGGAATCGTTGCTAACGGTGACTCAAAGGGTAAGAAATATGACGAAATTGCCACGAATATGGACTTTGACCATGTCGCGGTATTGCTCGACGAGCCGGGAGCCGGAACGCCTAACGATGGAGTCGGCATCTTCGTCAACTCAGATGGTACCGAGCAGCAAATCGAAGTCGTTAATCTAGCCGAAGCACAGACCCCTGATGAATTACCACCTGAATCATATTCATTTTTCCAGCAGCTAAAGGCGCTTTTCAGCGCCAACAGCAAACAACCCAAAGAGGAAGTAGACCCGATGAAAGAACTCATCACCAATGCGCTGAAAGCTAAAGGCATCCCGACTGAGGGTAAGTCTGACGCTGAACTGATGGACGCATACAACAAGTCGGTAGCGGCAGATGCAACCGCGAAAGAAGAAACACCGGAAGAGAAAGACGCGCGTGAGAAGAAAGAGGCTAAAGGTAAGCAGCCCGAAACAGCTACGAATTCTGAGCAGCAAAATGAAGCATTAATGACTTTGATTTCCACAGCGGTAAATGCAGCTGTAGAACCCCTGAAAGCTCAATTGAACGCTAACGCAGACCAAGAGAAAGCAACGATGCGCTCAGCGGTAAAAGCTAAGTTCGGCATGACTGACATCGCAGTGAATGCGCTTGAAGGTGAACCGTTAAAAGAGCTTTACGCACAATGCGCTACCTCACACGGCTTGAGCGGTGCTTTCAACCACTCAACCGAAACCAAATCAATCTCAGAAATGCCGGAGTAATGACAAATGGCTAAAGACGGTAAACACGTTATTCACGCAGGCGGAATTTTCCCTAATCCGCTAATTCATCGCGAAGGTTCGGCGGCTGCTGATGTTCTGCCCGGCACGGTCGGTTACTTCGATGCTGGCAAGTTCACGGCATCGGCTTCTGGTGCTGAGTCAGCAATCCTCTACGTTGCCAATATGGATTATCTGCGCTGCAAAGGCGTAGACGACACCATCGAGGCGGGTGAGTTAGTTGTTGGTATTCAGCCACTTCAAGGTTTGTTCCTGAATGTCCGCGCTGCTGCTGGCACCTACACCAAAGGACAACCGGTCGCAGTCGCTAATGGTCAGATTAAAGCGGCTTCGGCGGGCACTCCTGCTAGCGGTGACACTCCAGCAGTAGCGGGTGACGTTGTATTCGCTTACGTCGAAGAAGACACAGCATTGACTGCGCAAGCGGGCGATCTGGTTCGCGTAGTATTCAAATAAGGATAACTGAATGTTTGTATTCTCGAAGTCTATTGGTGAGAAGACCAATAACCTAGCTGTAAACAGCTACCAGTTCGCGCAACTGGCACAAGAGCGCCAAGCGGCAATGAACCACCAGGGCGTAAACGTCATGGAAGAGATTGCCAACCGCGTTAACATCGCTTCAAAGTTGAATGGTATCAACGCTGTTCGCTCTCCATTAGACCTGTACAAGACGTTTGACCAGACCGTGTTGTCCCAATTCACCAATCAGGACGAGTTCGCCCTGCTAAATGACCTGACCCCGCTATCTCGCTCAGTTCGTATCAATGCCACTGTGTACGAGTATGCGAAATCAGGCGGTAAAATGTGGGGTCACACGTCAATGTCTGGTCAAATTGGTGCTGCGCTGGATGCTACTACATACGACTACGATGGCACGATGGTTCCAGTGCATGACACCGGATTTAAGTTTAACTGGCGCGATGCTCGTTTAAATAACCCTGATGCGTTTGATGTCATTTCTGATGCGCAAGCAGAGTCATCCGCACAAGTTCGCCGCACTTATGTTGATTACATCTTCAACGGCTTCCGCGATGCTGAAGGTAATTTTGTTCAGTTCGACGGTAAAACTTGGAAGGGTGTTAAGGCCGATGAGCGTGTGGGTCAGGTTGCTCTGACAACCAACCTTGCAACGTCTAACGACCCGAAAGCAATCCGTAAGCAGTTTATCGCTCTGCGTGATGCAGTCCGCGTGACTAACTTGCAATACGGCGCTCAAACGTACTATGTCTCGCAAGAGATTATGTCCAACTTGGAGCAGTATTTCAGCGACAACTACTCAGCACCTACGCTGTATGAAGAGCTGCTGAAACTCTCCGGCATTGATGCGATTAAGGTTGATGCTCAACTAACAGGTAACCAGGTGCTTATCGTTCCGCTGCAATCTGGCGTAATCGCTCCGATTGTCGGCCAAGCGTTTGGTACTGTTGCCGACCCGCGTCCTTTCTACAACAGCGACTATGTATGGCGTACTTGGGGCGCGGCTGGCCTAATGGTTAAGACTGACATCCAAGGTCGCTTCTCGGTCATTTTCGCAACAGGTAAATAATCATGGCAGCCCAAGTCACGCTTGATGACGTAAAACCGATGATGGCTGAATTGGGCTTCACGGTTCCTGACTCGTTAATCACCTTGCTACTCTCGCAGGTGAGTGGTGTGTCAGCATGTATGGACGGGGCTGGGTATTCAGATGACTTGCAAAAGTTACTGCTTATCTACGCTGTATTGCGTCTCGCAGCCCTGTCCGGTGCGCGGAAAATATCGTCACAGTCGGCTCCTTCCGGTGCTTCACGGTCTTTCACTTATGATTCGGCGGGTACAGATTACTTACTCAAGCAGATTAGAGCTTGGGATAGTAACGGGTGCCTGTCTGGTCTGCCATTATCGAGTAACTCGGTAGGGTTCTTCGATGTGGTCGGGGGCTAGATGGAATGGATTAACGTTACCGAAAAACTTCCTAAGCCACTTTCGAGGGTATGGGTCGAGACTGATTCAGGGAGAAAGACTACCGCTTACCTCAAGTCTGATGGGCAGTGGTTCCTATTCTGTCGAAAGATAGCTGATACCAATCCTGTGATTGTAAGGTGGCGAAATTGAGTTCGGTAGCCAATTGGAGCTATACCGCTCCTTGCACCATCTGGCGGAAGAAGGTCGGGGAAGATGGTAGCACTATGGATGAGTACGGACAGCCGCTCGGGTTTGCGGCGCCAGAAATCATCATGTGCGATTACCAAGGTGGAATATCAGCAAAGATTGGTGATATCGGCACAGAGCAGGTGGTTAAAAATACTTTTTGGTCTGAGTTCGATAAAGCTGAGAAGGGCGATTATATCCTCATCGGCGAATCCACCGAAGCTGACCCGCTAACCGCTGGCGCTGATGAAATCATGCAGATAATCCGCTATGCCGACACCTTTGAGCGGCTAGCAGATGATTATGCTTTGCTGACGGGGGTATAGCATGGGCGTTAAAGTGAAAGGTATTAGCGCGGCCAAGCGTAATCTCGATGCCATTATCGATAATGTCCAAGGCAGAAAGGTAGTCAGGGCACTGCAAAGCGCAATGATTATCGGCTCATCTCAGGCTGCCATCTATACACCAATCGATACATCAACCTTACTCAATAGCCAATATCGTGAGTTATCGGTAAACGGCACCAGAGTGACAGGGCGTGTTGGTTACTCAGCTAACTATGCGGTTTATGTTCACGATCCGAATGTGCCGCAAACCTTCCGTCGAGCGACTGCTGAGAAAGAGTTCTTAACGAAAGGGTTTGCTGATACCAAAGAGCAGATTGAGGCTGCGATTGCACGGGAAATGTCACTATGAATCCTCCAATGTATAAGCGGGTTAGGGATGTGCTTTCTGAAGCTGGTCTGACGACTGACTATATTACTCAGTCGCTAGTCTGGTCTGATACAGGAAAGCTTACCGACCGGTTCATCGTGTTTCGCCCTAATGGTGGTAGCGATATCGACAGGGATATGGGCGGGGAGTATCACACATTGGTAGACATCATCTCTGGCAAAGGTGAGGCAGATAAGTCAGAGCAGGCGATGCTATCAATCATCGATTTCGTTCAGCAAAACCCGCTAACCAGTAGCTGCCTTGGACAGATAACGAACATGGGCGGCATTCCTCCTCCCGTTATGACAGCAGAAGGCCGTATTGTGTGGCGATTACAGTTCGCCTGTCTTTACGGCGAGAACTAACAAAATAAACCTTACAGGGTCGCTTCGGCGGCCTTTTTTATATCCGAAAGAGGCTAAGAAATGGCTCAATGTAAAACAGATAATACCAAGTTGTTTGGTCGTGCCGTCATCCTTGAAGTGGCTGATGGTTGCTCAGATACAGTACCCACTGAGGTAGATTTTAAACTGCTTGCTGCGGGTACCAGTAAAACTTTTGATATGAACCCGAACACGACTAACTCATCCGCTGATGATACGAAGGGATGGGTAGAGAACGTGGTGACCTCCAATGACCTAACTTTGTCATTTGAGGGTGAAGTTCGAGTTAACGATAAATCTGACCAATACGGAGTGTATAAATTCATCAAATACTACGTGAATGAAGTGAATGCTGCTCGCCAGCCTACCTTGTGGGTTCGTATGCACTTCGGGCAGATTATGATCCAGGCTTACATGGTCATCACCGCTCTGAGTAATGACGGTGGCACCGACGATATCGTCACCTTCTCTACTGAGTTCAAGGTTGCAGACGGTTCTACAGTATCAATTGAAGATATTGATACCTCAGAAGTCACTTCAGTTGCCGTAGCGCCAAATAGCGCGAATGTTGCGGTTGGTGCGACCCGTCAGTTAACAGCTTCGGTGTCACCGTCCACGGCGAGCAATCAGTCAGTGAATTGGTCATCATCTGATACCACGCTAGCAACGGTTGATAGCAAAGGCCTCGTAACTGGTGTTAAAGCAGGCAGCGTAACCATTACCGCAACCACAGCGGATGGCGGTAAAAAGGGTACCAGTGCAATTACGGTTACGGCAGCGTAACCAATCCAAAGGGCGATTTCGATTGCCCTTGATATTGATTATGAGGCTATGAATGACCCCGATAAAAGAAATAGGCGAGTGTGTTATCTCTGTTGGCAACGATGATTACCTGTTTAGACCGTCGCTCATCAATATGACGAAGATAGGTAGCCCGCAGGAGATAGTCCAGAAGGTTGCTGATTTGCATAATACTGAGGTTCAAGAACTGATTGCGGGTATGTGGTCGGCAACTGGCAGCCTACCTGACTGGTTCATGAAGTACCTGAACAACTCGAACCCAGCTAGGCGAGCATTCAGCGCGGCAATTGATGTACTCCAAGCGTGTTGCGAATCAGACTTATCACCGCTGATTGGTGACATTGTGCCTAGCAAGACAGGCAAGAGAGCTTTCGTCTGGAAGCAAGGAAAGATGGCGCTACAGGATATGCTGCTCATAGCATCATCCCTGATTACACACGGAGTTATCGGAAAGGCTAAGGTGAGGCAACTCCAGCGCAATGAGTCAAAAGGTACTACTTCAGAGTTCAAGGCTGTTGATTACATCAATGCAGCCCGCAACCACTTCTCAATGACGCGTACCGAGGCCGAAAACCTGACGATGACCGAGTTTATCCTAATGCTCAATCAGAAATACCCAGAGCAAAAAGGATTTACCCGCGAGGAGTACGACCAGGTTGTTGATGATTACTTTGCGATGAAAGAGAAACGACTGCAGGGCTAATTATTGGTAAACTGAAGTCAATCGGAGTCCACTGACGTCCACGAAATAACTAGAAGTAACTTGATAAAACCTTGGTTGTGGTATTAAACTGGTATCAGTTTGACAGTAGTGTCAAACATATCGGAGAGGTACACATCATGAGTCACGCACAGAGAAAGGAAGATCGTCTTTATATTCCACCTCGTGACAAAAGCAATATTGCACGACCAAAGGCGGCAATAGGCGATAACATTTCACATTCAGACCAAGTTAAAAACGCATTCGGATTCGGCTTTGCTCGTTATGAGAAAGCGATGGAAGAGTTATCTAAGGTCTAAACTGTAAATGGCTGAGATTGTAGAAGGGGTTCATTACCTGTCTGTAGACGATATAATCTACATCAACAAAGCACTGATTGAGTCACAAACTCCCAATGAGCCAATCGGTGTTTTAAACCCAAATAATCTCAGCTCCTCTCAATCTAGGCCAAGTACCGTAAGATACTACGAGCAAACGGACGATATATTTCGTCTAACTGCATCCCTTATTGAAAGCCTTATCCAGAATCATCCATTTGCTAATGCCAATAAACGCACCGCTATGATGGCGGGCGTTATATTCATGCTGCTTAACGGTTATGAGCTGACCGCGCCTGAGCATGAAGTTGTCACCATAGCAGAAGGGCTGGCGAGGAAGGAGTATTGTGCTGAGGATTTAGAGAGTTGGCTGGCGCACTGGGGTAGGGATTACGATTCCAGAAAGCTTTGCAAAACGCACGAGCCACCAATATGCCAGATGCTGACCTTTGTTAAGGTCACTATCGAATAATCGAGCCACCTACGGGTGGCT